GCGATTCTTGATACTCTTGTCAGTGATGAAAGTATCAACGAACCCACTGCAGATCCGATTGAGTTCTGATAACATAGTGGGGGCACGGTGGTTGACACTTTGCCCCCTTATGTGTTAAAATTCAATATACCGTGAAGACAGCGTTTTGCGGCGTTGGTTTATATCGGCGCGGCGGCGTGATATAAAAAACGCTAACTACCCTAACCTACAGAGGTGACAATTCGCGTTCGATATATAATACTAAAAAAATTTTCCGCAGTACAAAAAAATTTCCGGAGGAAAAAAAATGCCCCCAAAGGAAAAATTATTCCATATCTATGCAAAGGATAGATGTCTTTTTCATAATGTTAAAGAAGAAGAGTTTAATGTAACATGGAACACCCTCAAAGGAATGATTGGTCTTATGAAGACTGATTATACCGTTGAGGATTTATCGTATGAGGTGGTAGAGAAACCCCTACTGAATACGGAAGAAGTTTCATATTGACACTGACTACATACTACGATAGAATTGAACTTGAAGGTAATTCAATCTTATGGCTAAAGGATTTACAGTAAAAACCGCATCACCCAAGAAAACAAATCAAGCTGAATGGGATATTGATGCTATTAAAGAAAGGATGCGAGGAAAGAGCATTGTTTTCTGTCTTCCAGGACGGGGGTGTTCTTACACGTTTCTGAAGAACTTTGTACAACTGTGCTTTGATATGGTACAGAATGGTATGAGTATTCAGATTTCCCAAGACTATTCTTCAATGGTGAACTTTGCACGTTGTAAGTGTCTTGGTGCAAATGTACTTCGTGGTCCGAATCAAATTCCCTGGGATGGGAAGTTGACTTATGATTATCAATTGTGGATTGATAATGATATTGTTTTTGACACTACCAAGTTCTGGCAACTTTGTGATCTAGCTCTGTCTGCTGATGGTGAAGAGCGTGAGATTACTGCTGGGTGGTATGCTACAGAGGATGGACACACAACTTCTGTCGCACACTGGTTGGAAGAAGATGATTTCCGCAAGAATGGTGGAGTGATGAATCACGAAACCACTGAAACCATGTCAAAGCGTAAGAAACCATTTACGGTAGACTATACAGGTTTTGGATGGGTGCTGATTAAGAAAGGTGTCTTTGAGAACCTTGAGTATCCTTGGTTTGCTCCTAAGATGCAAGTCTTTGAATCTGGCAATGTGCAGGATATGTGTGGTGAGGATGTCTCATTCTGCTTAGATGCAAAGGATGCTGGATTTGAGATCTGGTGTGATCCTCGTATTCGTGTTGGACATGAAAAAACTCGAATCATCTAAGAGATTTAATGTTCTTTATGCGGGGAGGAAGATATACTCTTCCCTCTCGCACGAAGAATGTTTAGAGGTTTTACAAGATCTTGCAGATCAGTACTATGAAAGTCCTTCAGAAGGTAAGGACAGTTTTGATGCTAATTTAATTGAAATGGAGGAAATCTAATGGCTAAAAGTGGTGGAAATAAGACTGAGTTTCAATCGGGTCCTCCTAAAAAAACTCGTCAAGGACGCTCGGCTCGAACTCTTCTCTCAGCAACTTCTCGCAATGGTAAGAAAAAGAAATATCGGGGTCAGGGTAAATAATAAAATAGAATAGAATAATTTAAAAAATGAGTTGTTTAATTACAAATTTACCTGCACGAAAAGTATGGGTACGCAAAGAATACCTACGCGATCTAAAAGATGGTCATGGTGAATTTGTAGAAGGCGTCTGGGTGTCGGCAAAGTCGATGCCTGGACGTGCTTTTTATTTTGAGACATACTTACCCGAGTATGCTGCGATGTTTGATAAGTTACCGATTAGTGCCTTCTTGTCTCGTCCACAAACACCTGATCCAGACTTAGATTTACCTAATCTTCAGTTTTGGAATTGTATGGATTATGGGGTTACAGCGATTCATAAACAGTTTATTGGTTCAATGGACTGGGAAGTACGTACAAGGCATTTTGGGACCCTTAGAGGGACGTATGAGTGCACCTTGGACAACTATCATGAGGGTACTGATACCATTGATTATTCTACAAGTGAGATCCCTGAAGAACATAAATCATTTAACCTAATTGAACTTGAAAATGGACAATTTGCACTGTATCCAAATAACAGATGTCGCATCTATGACAATAGTTTGACCCCCGAAACTCCAAAAATCCCAGACTTCAAAGTCTCTACGGAGTATTATCAGGTTGAAAATGGCACAGATTGGGGTCGATTGGGCGATACTGATGAATATTTTTGGGAAACACTTACTGAAAAAGCACAAAAACTAGAACAACCACCATTTTCTGCAGATGGTGGACACTTTTCTCATGGTTATAGTCCATATTTGGGCGAATCACGGGATAGCAACCCCGAAAAAAGTTCTGATTTAACCGATCAGGAGTAAAAATGAACGACTTTTTGGACAATCTAGCAAATCACCAACACCAAAAGATGTTACGTGAAATCGCAAATGATGACCTTACACCCAAAAAACACGATTTTCATGTTCAAAACGACCTTCATGAAAAAATTCGTAATGATGATGACTATGATGACTGGGAATATGGCACAGAACCAATTCCTTTGAACGAATTTTAGTCAAAAATACCCCATAAATAAGATAGAATTATAGAATTTACGGTTATCCATGCCTTTAGAGCGAGTTAGTCGCAGTTTCAAAGATGTCAGCATGTCGTTTCAAAGTAATCCTTTGAATGATGATCTTGTTGCACTAAAAAATGAAACTGCTATTGCTCGCTCTATTCGTAATATTGTTCTTACATCACCTGGAGAAAAATTTTTCCAACCAAATTTCGGATCAAGGATATCAGAATCTCTTTTTGAAAACCTGGATGATATATCTGCACTGACAATACAGGATGAAATAAGAGATTCTATCCGAAAATTTGAACCTAGGGTGTTATTATTAGATGTAACTGTAAATCCTAATTTTGATGCTAATCAGTTTGACGTTATCATTGTATATGAAATTATTGGTTCGGACATACAAGCACAACAACTAGAATTCGTTTTGCAACCAACAAGATAAATGCCTCTTTTAAATTTCACTAGTCTGGACTTTGACCAGATTAAAACCACCTTAAGAGAAGTTCTAAAAAAGAACAATAATTTCACAGATTATGACTTTGAGGGGTCAAATCTGTCAACGATTATTGACTTGTTGGCATATAATACATATATCTCCTCATATAATGCAAATATGATCTCAAATGAGGTCTTTATTGATAGTGCAACTCTGAGAGAAAATGTAGTTGCACTTGCTAGAAATATTGGATATCTTCCAAGATCAAGAAGAGGATCCACATGTAATGTTAATTTTTTCGTAGACCTTTCTACATCAAATATAAATCCATCTTCAGTTACATTAAAAGCAGGTCCTGTCGTAGCGACAGCAAATCAATTTGGAAATCAATCATACGTTTTTAATATCCTTGAAGATCTGACTGTTCCTGTTGTTGATGGAATAGCAGATTTTAATACTTTAGAAGTAATTGAAGGAATACGTATACAACAGTCCTTTACATATTCCTCAAGGAATCCAAATCAACGCTTTATTTTGGAAAATTCTGGGATTGATATCAGTACGTTAGTTGTAAGCGTAAAACCAACTGATACTTCTACAGTAAGAGTAAATTATACTCAAAACACGAGTTTATTTGATCAAAACACGGATAATGTTGTAACTGGTTCTTCCACAATATATTTTGTCCAAGAAGTAGAAGATGAGCAATATGAATTAATTTTTGGTGATGGAATATTTGGCAAAGCACTTGAAGATGGAAATGTTATAGACATTTCTTATTTGGTTTGTTCTGGTGAAGATGCAAATAGAATCAGCAACTTTACATTTAGTGGAAGACTTGTTTATTTAAGTAATTCAGTAGAAGTTAATATTACAAGTGGAATATCTCTTGTAACAGCAGATCTACCATCAAGTGGTGGTGAAGCAATTGAAAGTGTATCTTCGATTAAAAAATATGCACCTCAAGTTTATGGAACTCAAGATCGTGCAATAACTGCAAATGATTATGAGGTATTAATTCCAAATAAAATCTACACGGAAGCAGAGTCCATTTCTGTTTTTGGTGGAGAGGAGTTAGTTCCACCACAATACGGAAAAGTTTTTATTAGTATTAAACCAAGAAACGGAGATTTTGTTTCTCAAGCGATTAAAGAAAATATCAAAAGAGATTTAAGAAAATACTCAGTAACCGGAATAGTCCCAGAGATATTG